TGATTTACCACTCCCCTCTAACCCATTGATTTCTGTAATCCTACCAGCAGCTAAACCACCATGTGGTCTATTTGATATTGCCAAGTCTAACAAGGTAGAACCTGTACCAATCCAATCTGTCACATCAGTTGGTGTATCTTGAACACCATCTAAAAAGTAAGCAACTTGGTGTGACTTAAATTGTTTGTTTAGTTCACCGGCAATTATATCCGCTAATTCATCTCTATTAGACATTTATTTCTCCTAAAAAATGGGTGAGCCGGAAAAGGAGGAAACCAGCCCACCCCACCGCACGGTTTATGAATTAAATAACTTATCGAAATCGTCTTCTACATTTGAAGAACCTTCAGTAGTAACCATTTCTGGTTCTTTTTCTGTTGTTTCTTCTGTAGAATCTGATGGATTCAAAAAGTTACCAAGATGTTCTTTCAACTCATCAAAGGTTGGTTCATTATACAACTCTTTAATGTCTGGTTGTTCATCTAATAACTTTTGAAGTAAGTTAGAATCATCAGAAAGTGATGTTACATTAGGTTTGACACGAATAGTTGTCTTACCATATTGATTACCAGCTTCAGCAGGTGTTTGTCTTTCGACAACAATATCACGACCTGTTGTAGCATCGGATATATCACCATAGTCTGGATCGGCTATGATACCAAGAAGTTCTTGATATACAGTTTTACCAAATCCCCAAAACTTAACACCTTCAGATTCTTCACCACGAACAATGACAGGAACGAAAGTTCTCATCTTTGGTTCGATTCTTTTACCTTGAATCCACTCATCTTTATTGCCAGTTGATTTCAACTTATCGGCAAATTGTTGAACAGGATCAGGACGACCATATGAAAGTGGTGACAATACAGTTTTATTCGGAACTAAACTGTAATGAAAGAACAACTCACTAAACGGATTGTTCTTGTCGTGCTTATAAGGTACTATCCTTACTTGTGATTTTCCTGGTTGAGGTTTCCAAAACGCATTTGTTTGTGTGTTTTGTAACTG